GGTATATATATATAAACAGGGGGTGAGACATACGGACCAAAAAACTAGGGGGTAATAATAGTAATCACATATTTATCACCATTTCATAGATATTTAACACCATCTAAAGATCTATGTAGACCTACCCATTTACCCTCCAGAAGACATCCCCATTATAACATATATTTTTCTACTTGGCAAGAGCTAAAAAGTATGTTATTATAGTATTAGTTTGAATAGGAGGATATATGAATACAATACATATGGATAAATCTAATCGGATGCTCCGTAAAATGGAAAAGATGATGGATCTGGAAGCTGGAGAACTGGAGAATGGGTTTGTCGTTCTAGATTCTTTATCCTGTTGTAAGGTACTTTCTCATATGATGAAGGAAGTCACTACGGGTATTGCAGTATCTCCTGCTGTCTTACGTCCATGTGAGCATGGCGAACAACTAAGAGATTACATTACGCACTTAATCAGCATCTTGAGGGATGTTAGACAATTATTTTTAGATGAGCATATACACAGTGTTAGAAGAAACGAACCTCTCAATTGATTATGATAAGATTGAAGCTCTTTTATCTTTAAGAACTTCCTTATCGACTTACTCAACCTCACAAGCTCATACGAATTTCCTGTCGTTTGTGCGTTTGATGGCTCCTTCATTGGTGTCTGACTGGAAGATGGGCAGACATATTGAAGTTATCTCCGATAAACTACAACAAATACAGGATGGCACTTTAAAACGATTGATGGTGTTCTTGCCTCCACGTAGTTCTAAGTCCGTTATCTGTTCTAAACTCTTTCCTGCATGGTATATAGGACAGAACCCCAACCACGAAATACTTACTGTCTCACACAGTGATCAACTCTCTTCTGATTTTGGTCGCTCCGTTAGAGATTTAGTGAATAGTGAAGAATTTCAAGAGATATTTCATGGTGTCTCTTTAAGAAGTGATGTTCGTGCTGCCGGTAAATGGCAAACTAACCAACAAGGTTCCTATTATGCTGCCGGTGTTAGGTCGCAGATAGCTGGTAGAGGTGCTCACATAGCGATATTGGACGATGTGATGTCTGAAGAGGACTCATTCTCTGCAGCCGGTAGAAGATATGTTAAGGAATGGTGGCCCGCTGGCTTACGTACCCGTCTTATGCCCAACGGTGCTATCGTTATTATCAATACACGCTACCATCATGACGATCTGTGTGGTTGGTTGTTGAAGCAGGAACAGGAAATGCACGAATATGGCACAATTCCGTGGGAAGTTATTAAAATCCCTGCATGGGTAGACGATGATACTTCTGAATTGCTGGATTTACCTGTCGGTTCTTCTTATTTTCCTGAATGGAAGCCTGAACGTATCTTGAAAATTGATGAAGAAGAGATAAAAGCTACAAATGGTTCTAAATACTGGGAATCACTCTACATGCAGAACCCAACACCGGAGGAAGGTGGGTTAATAAAGAAGAGATGGATAGAATGGTGGCCGCATGAAGACCCACCTGACTGTGAATTTGTATTACAAACGTATGATACTGCATTTTCTACCAAAACCACCGCTGATTACAGTGTTATCCAAACATGGGGTATATTCTATGCACCGGAACAGACACATGACGGTATCGAGTCGGTAGAAGCACAGTTAATTCTATTAGGTAACCTACGTGGTAGGTATGAATACCCAGAACTTAGACGCATGGCACAGATGTCCTTCGATGAGCATAAGCCTGATGTATGTATTGTGGAGAAGAAGGCTAGTGGTCAGTCATTGATACAGGATATGCGTAGAGGTGGTCTGCCTGTATTGGAATACATGCCAGATAAGGATAAAATAGCCAGGGTTTATGCAGCTACTCCCTCAATGGAAGCTGGAAGAGTATGGCTACCTAAAGGTAGGAAGTGGGCAGAAGAGTTATTCGATGAAATGATTATCTTTCCGAATGGACCGCACGATGATCAGGTAGATGCAATGACAATGGCTATTCACTACTTAAAAGAGTCGTGGATGTTACTTCATCCAGATGATCCAGATTGGGAAGATAAGCCAAGAACGAAAAAAAGAGTTGCGTACTGGAACTTTTAGGTGTATAGTGTATAATATAGTGGAGGATATTATATGGCAGTAGAAAAGAATCCGTTTGATTTAGCTAAGTCCAACGTCATTCCTATGGATATAGGGGTGGAAGAAGAAAGCATGACTTCTATCCAGCCAGATGACGATGGTGGGGTTACTGTTGAGTTTGGTGCTGAAGAAAGTATTATAGAAGAAACTCCTCCTGGGTTGGACGAATGGTATGATGACTTATGTGAGAAACTAGACGATTCCGAATTATCGGAAATCGCTACCATTGTTTATGATAATTATCAAAGTGATAAAGACTCCCGTAGCGAATGGGAAAATATGTTTGAAAGAGGTTTTGATCTATTAGGCTTAAAACTTCAAGATGCAAGTGAACCATTTGAGGGAGCGTGTACGGCAGTACATCCGCTTCTTATAGAAGCAACAGTTAAATTCCAATCAAAAGCTTCACAGGAACTCTTTCCTTCTGCTGGTCCTGTAAAAACCCAGATCATTGGTAAGCAAACTCCTGAAAAGGAAGCACAAGCTAACCGTGTTAAGGACTTTATGAACTATCAGTTAACGGAACAGATGACTGAATATTTCGATGAGTTTGAAAGGATGTTGTTCCATCTACCGTTAATGGGATCAGCCTTTAAAAAGATTTATTACGATGCGGGGTTGGGAAGGCCCGTATCTGAATTTGTACCTATAGATCAATTCTATGTATCCTACTATGCAAGTGACTTGCGTAGGGCAGATCGGTATACCCATGTTATTTATCGTAGTCCTAACGATGTTAAACGTGATATGACGGCAGGGATTTATAATGAGATAGATCTACCAGACGCTGGAATTCCAGAACAAGGTGCTATGGAAGAGAAGATGAATACGATTCTAGGGTTCTCTCCTTCCAGTGATAACGATCCTCAATATATTTTACTAGAGCAACATTGTTATCTTGATCTTCCTGAACCGTTCAACGATCCTGATGGTGTGTCGTTACCATACATTGTAACGGTGGAAGAGAAATCTAAAAAAGTTTTAAGTATTCGTAGAAACTTCAAACCAGACGATCCCAACAGACAGAAGAAAATACACTTCACACATTATCGTTTCGTTCCTGGGTTTGGTTTTTATGGGTTTGGCCTTATGCATTTCTTAGGCAATCTAACCATGACTGCTACTGCAGCCATGAGAGCGTTAGTAGATGCGGGTCAATTTGCGAACTTACCAGGAGGTTTTAAAGCAAAGGGTGTACGGGTAGTTGGAGACAATGATCCTATTGCTCCTGGTGAATTTAAGGAAGTTGAATCAACTGGTATGGATCTCGCAAAGGCTATTGTTCCCTTGCCGTACAAGGAGCCTTCCTCTACTCTCTACCAGATGCTTCAGTTTGTTTCAGCGGCTGGACAAAAGTTTGCAGATAGTTCAGAACAAATAATTTCTGATGGTGCATCCTATGGTCCTGTCGGTACGACAATGGCATTACTAGAAGCCTCAAGCAAGTTCTTTAGTGCAGTTCATAAACGACTGCATAAGTCTCAGAAAGATGAATTCAGATTGTTGGCTGCAATTGATTATGACTACCTGCCGTCTGAATATCCGTATGAGATTCCTAATGCTAATCAGCAAATCTTTAGGAAGGACTTTGATGGTCGTGTGGATGTCTTACCTGTCAGTGATCCAAACATTCCCTCAAATGCACACAGGATGATGATGGCGCAAATGGCACTTCAACTTGCCCAGAACTCGCCTCCTGGTATGTTCAATTTAGAAGCTCTTAATAGGACTATTCTTAATTCTGCCAATATGCCCAATATAGAAGAAATCTTACCACCTAAACAACAGCCACAAAAGCTTGATCCGGTATCGGATATTATGGCAGCGACTAAGGGATTACCTATTGCTGCATTCCCTGGTCAGGATCATCAGGCTCATATTCAGGTGAAGATGGCATATTTACAAGATCCTATGAATGGGGCTAATCCTATTATGCAGCGTATCGCTCCTGTTATTCAGGCTAATATTCAAGAGCATTCGGTAATGAAGTATCAGGAACAGATGAGTGGGGTTACTCAACAGTTAGCTGGTGGGTCACAAGATCCTGCAGCTATTGAACAGGCGATGGGTCAAGCTGCACAACAGGTTGCCCAGGCTAATCAAGTAGCTGCTCAAGGAATGGGTGGATCTATAGAACAACAAACTATCCAACTTCAACAAGGTCAATTAATGTTGGAGAAAGAAAAACTTGATATGGATACTATGAAAGAAACAGCCGAAATGGCATTAAAGAATAGAGAACTTAATTTGAAGGAAGATCAGCTAAAGGTAGATGCATTTAAAGATGGTGCATCTTCTATTATGAAAGCGGAAGAGAAAGAGAAAGATCGGACTGCCAAGGAAAGTATGAAAGCTTTGGATATGATGACAAAGATTGCGACAGCTACATTAGAAGACGAAACGAAACGTAAATTAAAATTGGCAGATATAAAAGCTGACTTTGCAATGGAAGATCAAAAAACGTCTAGAGATATAGAATTAGAAAATATTAAAACTCATCGGGATGAACGACTACAACAGAAGGAGAAGTAAAATGAGCAAATCACTTAATGGTGGTGTTTGGGGTAACGGAGATAAAAATACCAGTGTCGGTGATTGGGATGATATTCCTGCCAGTGAATGGAGTGTTCGGGCAAAAAATGGTATCGAAGACGAGTTTGCTAAAGATACTTGGAAAGTTCCTAATCCTAAGAAAAAGGTTAGAATTAATAAAGGTCCATATATTTAATAAGGAGAATGCAAATGATAGGATGGCTAAAGAGTTGGTTCGCACCTGGGCATTGCCAATGTGGAACTAAGTGTAAATCTCTATGGGTTGCTATGATTGCTCTAATTATTGCATTATGGTCAATGGGGATAATGCATGGATATTTGGGATGAAATAGTACAAGAGTATAATAAGGAAATAGAGAATCTTAAGAATTCTCTTGCATCGGGAGGTATAGAAGACTATGCACACTATAGACAACTTGTTGGGTCTATTAGTAGTATAGATTGGTGTCGCCAGAAAGTAACGGATATTATTAAACGTAGGCAACATTCAGACGATGAAGAGGATTTCTAATGAGACAACCGGCGTTAGCGAAAGCTATAAAGAACGATCAATGGATCGATGCGATTGACGAAGATAAAGATCCAGAAATTTTACCACATATTCCAGGATTTCACATTTTAGTTAAACCATGTTCTGTAAAGAATAAGACTAAAGGTGGAATTTTTATTCCTGATTCTACACAGGATGATATGGCTTATCTGACAACTGTAGGACGGGTAGTAGTTATGGGAGAGATTTCATATGCAGATAAATCTAAATTCCCAAATGGACCGTGGTGTGAAGTAGGGGATTATGTATGTTATGGAAAGCATTCAGGTAGTAAATTGTTCTATCAGGGTCAACGGTTTATCCTGTTATTTGATGATCAAATACTAATGACTGTCGATTCTCCTAAACATTTAGATCCAACTTATAACCTAAGTAACTAAAAAAACTTGCATACCCCTATGGTTATAGTATATACTTACATTAACTAGACGTAAATTCGTTTGGATTCGTCAACAACGGGAGATATAAATGGCTGAAAAAGAAGAAGTTGAAGAGACTGAAGTAGAAGTAAAAGAAGAAGATACTGAAGGCTGGAATCAGGTGAATGTTTCTAAAGATTCTGATTTAGAAATTGAAGTTGAAAAAGAAGAAGTAACAGCTTCAGAGGAAAAACCTAAACCAGAACCAGAGGAACCTCCGATCAAACCAGATGAGCCTGAACTGGAAGGTATCGAAACTAAGGGGGCTGAAAAAAGAATTCGTAAATTAATTCGTCAACGTAAAGAACGTGATGAAAAAATTGAAAATTTAATACACTCTAATAATGAACTTAAAGGTCAATTAGATGTAAAACAGAATGAAGTAGCTTCTGGTATAAAACAAAATATCGAAATTAGTGAAAAGCAAATTGACGATAAAATAGAATTAGCTAGGGCTGCGTATTTAAATGCATTTGATAGTGGAGATAAGGAACAGCTTTTACAATCACAGGAAATTTTAAATCAAGCACAATTTGAAAAGCATAGAGTTACTGAAGCTAAAACTGCATTAATAGACTATGAGAATAATCAACCAGCGGAGGGTCAACAAAATAGTGAACAACAGACAGGATTTAAACCAGATCCTAAAGCTATGCGTTGGGCTTCAGAAAACGATTGGTTTGGTAAAGATCAGATCATGACTTATGGTGCTTTAGAAATTGACAAGAAATTAAAAATAGAAGGGTATGATCCTTCGGACGATGAATTTTATGAAGAAGTGAATGCTCGACTTCATAAAGAATTTCCACATAAGTTTAAGAATGTGGAAGAAGAGGAAGAGAATTCACAACCCCGTCAGCAGGAAAAGACGTTAGCACCTGCTCAAGTGGTCGC